AAAGCCTTCAAGCACTCAAGGAAAAGTTCAGCTAATTGACTACGCAGATAACAGTATCGTGTATGCTGAAATACCGTCGAATGCTATGGAGTCTCGTTATTTGATTGTGGATGTTAGCGAGTTTCCTTTTAGTTCTAGTGCAGCACAAGACGATCAACATACTTTGCAAGTTCTCTACAAGAAAAAGCTACCTCGATTACAAAATGATACGGATGAGTTCCCTGCGCCGGGTTACGACAACATCCTCGTAAGTAAGTGCATGGAGCTATTTCTTGAGGAGCAGGGTAAGATAGAAGAAGCAATTCTCCACGACCGCAAAGCATCGCGCTCTCTGGCACGTAGACAAGCTGATCTAGAACGAGGTCAGGAACAACAAGTAATTTTCAAACGCCACAATCACGATAAGCTCGCATGGCTCGCTACCCGCAAACCTCGTTTATAGGCGGCATGAACATGGCCGTTGACGATTCTCGTATTGGAGATGACGAGTATCGCATAGGCTATAACGTGCGCAATAGGTTTGGTGAGCTGCGTCCTATCAGACGACCAGAAGAGATAGATACCGGCATAGATTCGCAGACAGGTAGCATTGACAGCATTACGATACACGCAGGAGGTACGGGCTATAGTGCGGGTAACTTGGTAGCGACTGACCCTACTGGTAGCGGTTCCGGTTTTGCTGGAACATACACAGTAAGTGGTGGTGTAGTAGACGGTGTTACGATTACAACTGGCGGCAAAAACTACAGCAAGCAAACCACCGTAAGCACGCAGCACGCTGGTAATGGCGACAACAGCCTCTCATACACACTCGACTACAACGAGCTACCTATACAAGCTGTTTATGCGTTAGGTGATTTTATCATCATAGTTCAAAACGGAAACGCAAAGTTCAAGCACAGGCTTGGTACTACATGGGCAACGCTTTGGGATGAGAGTACAAACGCATCGTTACGTTTAGACAGTTTTGCAGAGTACGTTTATGTGCAAGCTGTACCGGATAGCGGTGGCTGTACGTTTACTTACAAGTCAACCGGAGATACTGACAGCGTTACAATAGACTCTAGCGCTGGTATGCTGACTAAGACTATTGCAGCAGTCGTCGTTCAAGACGGTGTAAACCAGCCGAACTTAATCATTTTCTCATCTACTTCTGTAGGCGCTACTGCAACCGTAAGGAAAGCGCGTACGTTCGCAGAACACGGCACGACAATTGACGGAGTTGTTGAACGCGAGTACGTGCCGGTTGGAAAGCAGATGATGTTTTTCAACGGTAAGCTCTATATCGTAAGTCCAGATGGCAAGACAATATACCACAGCGTAAGCGGCAGACCTCTCGACTTTGTCATAGCCATAAACAGTAGCGGCAACAAGATTTCATCTGTTGAGGCAGACCACGGTGCAACTGCCGTGAGCTACGCAGTTTCATACGAAGCTATCACCTGCATTGCGCCTCTCAACACGGAGAGTCTGCTCGTCAGCACACGGACTGCATCTTTTGCTGTTACGCCAAACTACAATCAAACGCTGTACGGTGAGCCTACATTTACTAAGCGCTATCTTTTTGGTGCATCCGTAGTGAATCAGTTCTCGTTTGTGGATATGATGGGTGACTTTGGCTTCATAGATGCCGAAGGCTTGCGCTCGTTTAATGCTGTGCGACAGCTACGTAACGAAGGTCGCAACAGCGCATTCTCGCTCAAGGTCGCAAAACTTTTTGAGGATGTTGTCCAGCTAGACGGCGCTGCCATCAGCTTCGACAACTACACTTTCTTTTCAGTTAAGACAATCTACGGCTACGGTGTGCTTGTGTTTGACGGCACGCTTCAGAAGTTCGTGTCGCTTGATTTTTACAAGACGGATAACGACGAGACAGTAGGGCAAATTACACAGTTTACAAAGATAGATACAGATACGGTACACGAGCTGTATGCTGTAACTGCTCAAGGTAAGTTCTTACGTCTGTTCACGGGCGCTAAGTACAACGACAGTTTTGTGCAGACGAAGGCGTTCAACACAGGCACGTTGGAGGTTGAGCAGAAGCCGATGCAGTTGCGTACGCTGTTTAACAGCGTTGAGCGTTGGGAGTATGATGCTGTTCGTATGACCGAAGGAGCAAACGTTAGTCCTAATGGCGTAAATGTAAGTCACTCAAGCCCCGGTACATTACAAACAGGCAGCGCATTTGAGTTAGATGTTGAAGCTATACCGTTTGATCTTGCTAGCGGTACAGAGATATTTTTCACAGGCTCAGCTACAAACGAAGGCGGTACGTTTACGCTTACAGAAGCTGCTAGTGAAGGTACAACAATAATTACAGGCACACTTACTAGCACAGGATACATAAACAAAGCCTATAGCAAAGGCTTTATACGTTTTACTGGCGAAGGAACTGCTAGGGCTGCTGTTATCAGCAACGCTCGCAAGTCAGAAACTCCTTCAACAATCAGCAAGACTATTGCAGCGCCGATAGCTACAGCCGTCAGCTACGGTGACACGTATCCTGTTATGTGGAACAATGAGAACAAGCTACAGAACTTTCTTTTTAACTTTCAGCAAGGGCGGCAAGGGCTGAAAGTAGGTTATACTATTGAGTGGAACACGAATGCGACACTCTCTATGATAACCGCAGAGACTACAGATTTAACACCTAAGAACCCTTTTATGACACAAGCCTATGGGAGCAACAGTTAAGAGTACAGAGTTTACAGATGACAACGTTTTGTTTGCCACAAAAGGTGCGGCAAACAGTTGGCGCTTGTCTATGACCGTGGACAGCAGCAATACGATAGCAGAGGGCGTGGCAAAGCAATCTGCTCATGTGGCTGACATTGCAACAGTAGGCGGTGACAGCGGCACTACAGCCGTTACAGCAGGGGCAAGCGTTAGCTCAGACCCCACCACGATACCTACAATAGGTGATGCGTATGATGCGGCAGAGATTAAGGCAGCTTTTAAACAGATGTCAGAAAAGATAAACTATCTGACGTACAAGTTGGAACAAGCAGGTCTGATGGCCAGCAGTTAAGGAGATAAGATATGGGAGACGGATTTTTAGGTGATCTTGGAGAGTTGTTAGGAACAGGCGCGGTAATGTATGGCTTGTCGACCTTAGGTCGTACGCCAACGCCGTCAGTTCAAGAGACGACAGAAAAAGCACTAAGAGCATACAGAGACAACTACCCTGCGTATGCAGCGATGTTGCGTCAGGAAGCTGGTAAAGAGCTAGCGCGTCAGCAAGAACTTTACCCCGAACAACTCAAGCTAGCTCAGCAACAGCTTGGTGCGGCCAAAGCATTTGTACCGCAGTACGGTCAGCTTGCTTCTGACGAGGCGTACCGCGAGGCAATGTCTGAAGCTGGCAAGCAGGTGGACGTTCTTCGTGGCCCCGGCGGTCAGCTTATAGATGAGGCTTTCGCAAAGTCACGACAAGTAGATCCAGAGTTCTACGGTCGTCGCGCTCAGACGGGCGCTATGCTAGGTGACTTGCTCAGGAGTTTTGCTGCGCCGGGAACTGTATCAGCAGATAATCCTTTTGGCACGTTTACTGGTGAGCTGAGTGGTAGTGAGCGAGCAGAGATTGAAAGATCGCTTGCGCAGAATCGTGCGCGTAGTGGAAGTATGGGTGGCCCGATGGCCATGTCTGATGTTGTTGCTAATGCTATGATGTTTGGCCAAGGTGTTCAGAACAGGCGCGATGCGCTTGGTAGAGCGTTGGGTCAAGCTACCTCATTCCTTCCTGCTGCTCGTAGCGGATTTGATCCGTTCCAAGTTGCAATGGGCAGACCGTCACAGCAATTCGGTGCGCAACAGTTTGCACCGCCAACGGCTGTGTCTCCCACACAAGGCGCTGCTGGTCAGTTTATGGGTAACGTATTCGGAGCTGCGCAACAATCCGCTGGGTTTAAAGCGAACCAACCTTCGCTTCTTACGAATCTAGGTAGTGTAGCGCAAACATTCCCCGGCCTCGCAGGAGGCCTTAGCTGGTAAGGATAGATATGACTGAAGAAGAAAGAAGACGTAGAGGCTTACAGCTTACAGACGAGTACGAACGCTACGTGCAGGATGTTTTATCTGCACGAGCCGCAGGGTTAGCTGAACCTCGTCCGATCACACGAGTAGATACTGAGTCAGGGCCAGAGTACAGAACACTTCAAAAGTACGTTGACCCTCGTGACGAGATGATTGCTTCTAGTCCTGCACTCGTACGTCCGGCTTATAGCATACTTGATCGAATGCTACGCCCCGGTCGTGCCGGTATGGCAGATCGCATGAACCGCGAGTACATGGAGGGACTGCTTCAACGTGATGCTGACCAGCGCCGTGCATTAGCTGAGCGTCAGTTAATAGAAGCGCAAGGCCAGAAGATGCAAGCGGATGCTGCCGTCGCAGGTTTGCAGCGCACAGTAGCGGAAGGTGGTGCAGGTGCTGAAGAGGCTGCTAATAGGTTACGTCAGATTGGTGTTGCTACCGGCAGAGTTACACCGCAGGGGCAAGACCTTTTTGGAATGTTGAGTCAAGGAGGATTGCCTACTGATGCTCAGGGAGGCGCTGAGCCTATAGCTGCTGAAGGCGCTACTCCTACAGCACCGGCTACTGTAACTCCTGCACTTACTAACGTAAGCGACATGACTCTAACAGAGTTTCGTGAGGCTTCAGCAGCTAAGGGAGCTGAGCTTGATAGCGCCATTGCGGAGCAACAAAAGATTATTGATACCGGAATGGTTCCTGAACTAGCTGCTGGCCCGGGCGCATATAGCGCAGGTTATCAGTACGTTCCTCCTAAAGTAGTTGGTTCACGGGAAGCTACTATTAAAGAGTTAGACTTAGCCAAAGCTCGTTTAAAAGAACTTCAAGCGCAGAAGCAACAGCTACAAAGCACCGCAGAACTTTACAGTCCTACTGGCAGTAGACAATGACCGAAGAAGAGCGCAGACAGCGACTACTTCGTATGGGGTTAGACCCTACGAAGTATCGTTACGTTACTAATGAAGAGAAGGCTTTGCGTAGCACCACAATGGGTAGTGCTGCGCTTACTGGCGTTAAGCAAGCAGTTGGCCCTACCGCAGGTGGCGCTGCTGGTGCGTTACTCGGTGCAAAGCTAGGCATCCCCGGTGGCCCTTTAGGTATCGCTGCTGGTAGTATCATCGGCGGTATCGCAGGAGGTTTCGGTGGTGGCGCTGTGCAATCCGCTGTAGAAGAAGCTGCACTTGACGAGGCAGATCAAGCGGCGCTCATGCTAGAGCGTCAGGCAGCGGCTCAGAAATATCCGACAACAACATTTCTTTCACAGGTAGCTCCTTCGCTGCTACTTGCCAGACCATCACTAACACAGCTCAAAGCACTCCCCGGTGCTATAAAGAACGCCCCGCTACGTACACAGTCTGCGCTTGAGAAGTATGCGCTTATGAACGCTGGCATCGGCAGCGGTCTTGAAGCTGGTGTAGAAGCTGGTACACAGGCTATACGCGGTGAGGAATTAGACTACAGCAGGATTGGTCTTGCTGGTCTTGTTGGCGGTACGCTCACGCAGCCTTGGTTGCTAGGAAAGAAAGTCTACGGCTCTACTGAAGCGCCTTTACCGGACATGGTTAGAGATGAGTCTGGTAAACTTATACCTAACCCAGCGCTGATGGAGCAGTTGGAGGCTACTCGCGAGAAGACTGTCTCTGAGGTACACAAAAAATTTGAGGAAGATAAGCAACTAGCCGAGGCTAGGATTGCTGCACAGGACAAAGCGAATGCAGATGCAGAAGCAGCAAAGCGCGATGAGACAACTGCGGCAGAGGACGCGGAAGCAAGTCGCACGATTAAAGAAGAGAAGTCCATAGCCGAGCAAAAATTTCGGCAAGCAACCAAAGAACATCAAGCAGCAGAAGCTAACTATAACAGAGTAAAAGCATCAGACGGCGAAGACTCTATAACAGCTCGAAATGCCAAGAACGTTCTCAATCAAAAAGCAGAAGAAGTTAAGATTACCAGTGCGCTTTTTGAGAATGAGATGAAAC